TTCATAAAATCCTTTAATTCATCAATGTTTAATTCTACTTGACTCATGTTACTTTTTTTGTTGGTTATAAATTCTTTTCATTCTTTCAGGTATAACTACCTCATAATTGCAATCAGAACAACATCTTCCTTCTTCTTTAACAGGAGAAGGATTATGTCCACTATAAGCTATCCATTCTTGGCCAGCAAATTCTACTTTTTCAAATTCATCAAATTCTTTGCTACATATACAACAAATCATAATTCTAATCTTATTACATGACCTGGTAAAGCGTCATTCATATATGACCGCTCTGACAAAACCCATAACATTCTGTTTCTAGGTTTTACATTTGCAGGAGCCTCACCATCTGTAAAATAAATTAAGCTTGTAAACTTTTTATAGTTTTCATTAAAATATTCTAAGACAGGATCAAACATGGTTCCGCCTCTACCTGCAATATTAATTTGCAAATCTCCTTTATACTCATCAATAGATCTAATGGTTGTGTCACACTGAATAACAGTGACCTCAATACCCATTTTATAGATATGATGAATCTCATTCATAAACTCTTTAAGTTCTTCATCACATACAGAACCTGAAGTATCTATGGCAAGAAGAAGCCTTTGTTTCTTTTTAATTTTAAGACCTGGATTATCAGCAAATCTTTTGTTTTCCTTTCTTCTAAGTTTCTTAGTAAAAATCTTTGTAGAAGTTCCGGTAAATCTTCTTAGATAAGCTTTCCAATTAAACTTAGCTGGTTCTAACTTATCCATTTCTAGTAACCAATCTTTGATTGATCCTGGTATAGTACCTCTAGATTTTTCAGTTTGTTTAGAAACTTCATTAAGAACTTTAGCTAACTGCTTTTCCATAATCTTCTTTTCAGCTTCAGGAAGATTTTCAAACTCTTCCCAAGTCCCATGTCCTGGAATCTGAGTTTCTTCTTGACCTGATCCTGTTTGACAAATAGCAGAAGGATTTCCATTATCTAAAGCATCACACATATTATCCCAATTAGGACAGCCTGAAGTACCATTCTTATTCTTTTTATCTCTAGCTTTTTGAAGCTCTTCATAATAATATCTGGTACCTGCTCTTTCATCTAGATTTAGCTCAGGATAATTTTTTATATCTATACCGCCTTCAGGAAGTAAGCTGTCATCAATATATTGATTGATTTCCATATCCATTGCTATATTAGCAAGCTTTCTGTCAGGAAATTCAAACACTTTAGTTAAATGAAAATATGCTATATGTAATAGCTCGTGCTTAAGCAAACCTGTTTTATGGTCATCACTTAAAGAATTCCAAAACTCTTCATTGATTGCAAGTTGGTAATTAATACCATTCTTAGACACACCTGCTGTAGGAACATCTTTTCTCCAAACTTTATTCAACATAATAAGAAAGAACCCGTAAAAAGGCTCTTTCAGAATAAGATCTTTACTGATCTTACTTAAACTAATTTCTTTACTCATCTCTCTTTTAATTTTACTGTAATAGATTCTGCCTTAAAAGAACTAAATGAAAAATACCATTGCATTTTCATCATTAAAAACTTGCCTAATATAAACTCACATAGTTTTATATCATCAAGATTAGATAGTTTTCCCATTATTCTGGTATCACTATTACCTACATCTTTAAGAAAATCATACAATACAAGGTCTGCCTCATTTTTTGTATCTTTGAGCATCTCTAATGCTAAGAATTTGTTTCCTTCATCTTTAGAAGTAGCCATAGCATACAAGTTCTCCCATTCTTCTTTTGTGAAATCAGATTTCATTTCTAACTAATTTAATTTCATATTTACTTAAATCATAATAATTGCACATATGATACAGTGCTTGAAGTATTTCTTTTTCTGCAAACTCTCTTAAATTATCATCTTTAGATCTGATTAATTTATTTAAAAGAGGAGTTTTAAATATTCCTTTATCAGGAGCTATGTCATACTCTTTTAGAAAATTATCAAATTCTGCAGAAATACCGTTACTTCTTTTTCCGTTCCAATAACGTTGATATGCAATATAAGCTACAATATCACTGTTTAGCTCACCACTTTTATGATAATATCTAAAGCTTTCTAATCCAATTGTAAAATCTTCTTCACTATTAGATAGCAAATCTGCTAGTCTTTTAACTTCATCAAATGTCATTAATCATCTAATTTTAATGTTCTAAGCATCCATTCTTTAGGCTCAGTAAGATTATCCACCCATTCTTTAGCAGAAGGTATATAATTATTACAGTCCTCTCTAACATGTTGTTCACCAACATATCTTGTATATACAGTCTTGTTTTCAGAATTAATCATTGTTTTACCAAATCTTTTCTCACATTCAAATATACCTTCACTATGGTGTCTGAACATTCTGTGCTTAGCATGTCCATACCAAGCTTTAGTTTCATCAAACCATTCGTGAATATGAATATAATCTTGCCACACACCACCAAACTTTTTAGCAGAAGATTTAGCATGTTGAATAGGATGTGACATTAAATTATATTTTTAGATTCATTAAACTCTTGATATGTTATTTCAGCTATATAATAATCAGTGTTTATCTTGTTTTCTTTTAAGTCAACTTTAAAAGTTCCGTAACCACCGTCATTATTCCACCAATCATAATCTGAAATGTAATTAGTAATAAATGACTCAAACTCATTTGTATCATGTACTGCTTCAAAATTAGTATCTATTAACTCTTCATTCTTATCTAAAAAAGTATAATCTTCTATATATCCACTGTCTCCTGAGCCAGAGAATGTTCCAATAATATAATGGATTCCTTCTGCAATTAAATTTGCAGTAAACTCTTCGTACTGTTTATTATTCATTTTTAATTTGTTTGTAAAACCTACCTAAAATATTTCCGTTTAAATACTCCTCTTTTTCAAGAACCTCATTACAAATTGCAATTTAGTTTCTTGATATGTCAATTCTGTTTTGGAATAACATATTTGTAGAATAATGCGCTTTATAGGAATTCCTTTTTTGTGCGCTTCTTTTAAATCTTTATTACTGCTATAATAGTTTTCATAATTAAGCTTAACCACTATTTCATAGTTCTTTTTTCTACGATCAGTAGGCATATTCTTTTTAGAAAACTTCTTTTTTCTTCTAGAGTAAAAAGCTTTTTTACCAATGTACTTAACAGGTTTGCCATTTATAATAGCAGACATCTCATAGACAAAGCCTACAGCCTTATCAGGTATCATACTTGGTTCAAATTCTACATTGTTATATATCCAACTCATTTTACAGTATGTTTTAATAAAGGAAATAATTCATTCTTTACTTTGTCTATTCCAAATTCTAATACAGAATCAGAAAGATCTTTAGATAAGTTTAAATTAATAAAATTTAAATCATATTTGTTATTATACACCTGCATAGACTTTATGCCAGGCTCATCATTGTCAAACATAACAACAATCTTTTTGTATTTTTCTTTAAGATCATTAATTATACTTTCTTGAATTACACTGTTTTCACTATCCGGTGCAATCTTCTCTATATTAGATATACCAAGCTCTTCAAAGCTCATTAAATCTTTTAGACTAGATAGTATAATCAGATAATCTGAATCATATGTAAGTTGATCCATACCTTGAATATAATTCTGAACCTTGATAAACTTTTTATCTTTATTCTTAGGCATATATATCTTAAACAACTCTCCATCTTCTCTAAAATAACCATATGTATAATGCTTATTAGAAGTAATAGTATATGCTTTACCATCTTCTTCTTTACTCATGGTAAAGAATTCTAATGGATGTACATTATATTTTTTAAGAGTGTTAGATGATATACCAAAACTGGTCCAGTACTTGGCATCAAGATTATTCCAGGATCTTATTTGATAATCAGATACTTGATATTTACTGTGAAATTTTATTTCAACTTTGTCAAATCTTTTATGTGTTTTTAAATATTCAGAATAGTCATTGATAATCTTATAAGTTGCTTTCCATCTTACAGGAAGATTGAATAAATGCAACACAAGCTGTATGTGATCTCCCTGATATCCTGAAGAGAAATCTTTAAACTTGTACTCATTAGAACTTGTATCAAAGTAAATAAACATTGAAGGCACAGAATCTTTTGAGTTAAATACTGATAAGATTTTTACATCTTGCCCGCAAAGCTTTTCTCTTAGATTAAGATAATATTCAAATACCCATTCTCTTGGTACGTCATTAATATGACCTATTAAGTTTTTAGTAGAAATCATAATTAAGTTTTAATAGAAAGAGGGGAGACCAAATCTGACCTCCCCTCTATTAACTATTAACTAATTAATCTAAGGAAAAGTCAGAAGATGACTTAGAATCAATATCTAAATCACTCCCAAAAGAATCTACTTGTTTAACTTCTAGCTTTTTAAGGTGGTCATTCTCATTAAAGATTACAGTCTTACCGCTTTCTTCTGCAGAAAATGCATAACCATCTTTACTAGATTTAGGAAGCCACATATCATAATTTGTGTAGCCAGACTTACTCATATACTCTTTACCTGCAATACACATGTCAAGATAAATATCTTTAAATGGTTGATCATTATTAAAGCCTTTAACAAAGTCTTCAATAGTATCATGTTTACCATCTTGAGATGTAAACCATTCATTAATATCTAGTGCTTTACACAAATTTTGCAAGAAGATCAACATTGATCTATCTCTTTGAATTTTAATACCTGATTTAGTTTCACCATCAGCAAATGCATATTGACTAGCTTTAACTCTACCAACCTGACCTTTATGGTTACCTTTAGTTGGATCATCTTTGTCAAGCATAAAACCTTCAAACCCATCAATAGGTTTTGTCTCCACATCTAAATATAGATGATATGCATCATCAATAAACTTAAAAGGTTCTAGATAAACTCTATTAATTTTCAATGTATGATTACCAGGAGAAATTGTTTTAGGCATTCCACTCCATGCTGATTCTACTAATACTTTTGTACTTAATCCCATTTTATTTTATTTTATTATTTAACATATACTCTATCCCAGTGAGTGATAATCTTACCATCAACTGATTCAGAAATAACTATTTCTTGGTTTCTTAAATGTTCAGGTCTTGCACCACAAGTAACTTCCTCATTAGTTTTAAAACTAAGAATTACTTTATCACCTTTTCTGAACATATAACCTATAGCATCTGCGTTAGCACAGATTAAAGATTTAATCTTACCTGTCAAATCTATGTTAGCTGACATAACAAGCTCTCCTTTATCATCTACCTGCTTATCTTTAATGTGACCTGATAGTATCACAGTATCAGCAAGAGTATCAACAAAGTCAAGTACTTGAAAAAATGCTTGCCGAATATACAAATATCCAGCACCATTTGGTAATTTAATTACATCATCACCAGAAAAATTCTTACCCATTGGTGTTTCCCGGTACAATTTTGCAGCTAAAGGCTTTACCATATCTTCTAATGCTGTTACTGTATCTAGAGTAACATACTTGTAAGGTTTACCTTGTTCTTTAATCTGTTTACCAATAGCAATCAGCTCTTCTAAACTATTAGCTTTTACTTTCAAAGCTTCTACATAATCAGAACCATTTTCTAAATCAATAATCAGGTTATCATCTAAACCAGCAAAAGCAGTTGTTTTACCTGTCTTAGGTTTAGAATAAATAATCATTCTTTTAGGATTAGTTCTGGTAGCAGATACCTTCTTTTTAGGAAGTACTATTTCCATACTTTGCGTTTTTAATTAAATTATTTAACCATTCTTTATCACTTACTGGTTTTTTAAACATCACTGCACAAAAATCTTTAATAGTCATTTCACTAAAAGGAGCATCTTCAGAAGAACTGTTTAGTCCTAACTCTTGCTCAAAATCCGGGAAAATGCTAATCTTAGATTGTTCTTGCGGTTCTATATAATTACCAGCTTCAAAATCAGGATATGTAATCATATTACCATCTTTCAGAACAACAGACAATTCAGATACAGGAATCATATAAGTAATGTATTCTTCACCTTTTTTATTCACATTAGATTTAATGTCATATTCTTCTTTAAAGAATGGATTGTGTGTATACTTAAACAGATTTCTGCTTTCATACATAGGCACCATATCTTTACCATGAGATGTTTCTTCATAATCATAAAATTCTACGTAAATGTCAGCACCTTTTTCAAGCTCCCACTCAAAAAATTGTACTTGTCTTCCTTCTTTACCTTTCTTATAGAAAGCTGTTTTAATTGTAAAGAAAGGATCATGTAACTTTAACTTTTTAAAAGTTTCTTTGTGCTCAGCAAAAAACTCAGCCTCTTTTCTTTTTCTGTCAATCATTATTATGTTATTTTAATTCCTGAACCTGGAGTTGGAGCTTGTTCAATTCTGATAGTGTTTCTATCAAATCTGAAAAAGCTTAACCTTGTAGTACCATTTCTAGACTTAAGAAAGTGAAATGGTAATAAGTCTGGATCATCAATAATAAATCTTTCCGGACCATACTGTCTTATCTTTCTTAAAGAAGGTTTGTTAATACCAACTACAACATCAGCATGCTGAAGTAAAGCATCAGAACCATAGATATCAGAATCTAAGACATAGTTACCATATTCACCATCCATTGTTCTTTTAGGGTCATCTATATTTCTATTTAGCTGACTAAGAACAATAAATGCTATAGGATAATGCTTCTTCATATAAGTCAAAGCTTCACCCAATGCATTCAAAGTCTGAAACTTATCACGCTCATTCTTGGCTTGTTTAAATAAAGCAGAGTGATCTATGGTAACCAAAGTATTAGTGTATTGATAAATAGGATTTCCATCATCATCTTTTCCAACTACTCTTTTATATTTTTCCAACTCATAATGTATGGTTGCACACATTGTATCTATTGTACAAGGATCATAAATAACATTTACAAAATCCTTATCAGCTGTTTTTTCATACAACTCAACACACTTCCAATAAATCTGATCCTCTAAAGATTCTTCTTTACTCATAAGAGTGTTGTAGTCTTTACCTGTATGCTGAGATAACTTTCTTACACCACTTGTTTCATCAAGCATTTCCATTTGAAATTTTAATACTCTAAATTCCTGGTCTGTGTTAATGTCAATTATATCAGAAACAAGTTGTTCCATAAACAATGTCTTACCTGTACCAGGTCTTGCTCCAACAACAGTAATTGTACGCCATTCCAAGCCATCACAAAAAGCATCATTAAATTTAGGCCAAGCTGTCTTAAGAAATTTTAACTGCCCTGTCTTTCTAGCTTTAATTTTAATGATTGCTTTTCTAAGAGCATCTCTCTCACTTACAGGAATTAACGGTTTTGCTCCATTAAATCTTTCCATCTATATTTCTTGTTTTATAAGATCTCTTTTAACACTATTGTATAAGTAATGAAATAAAGAGATAATTAGTTCAATTAGTATATAATCAACTAAAGTAATATCTAGGAATAGTTTTCCCAGATTGTATCCTATTACAGTTCCAATAATTGCAGTAACTAGTAATATTAAGTTTTTATATTTACTCATTAAATTACATTTTCTTTGAAGTAATTAAAGTCATCTAAGTCTGACATCACTATCTCACAATAAGTAGCAAGGTCTGAATCAAAAGACTTGTCAATGTTTTGTTTTCTAATAAAGTATTGTGCTGTGCGCATGTAAGCATAATTGTTTAGACTGTACTCGCTTACATATCTTTGAGTTGCTTTTAGTATTGTATCCCAATCATAATCATATTCTTTAAAAAACCATCTAAAGTTTGCTTCTAAAGTTTTAGCATTTACTCTAGCATACTTGCCACTTTGGAGCTTAAGCTTGGGGAATAGTTCATTATAAGACTTGATCTTACTGATAAAACTATCACCCATTAAATCTTGAGAAGTTTCTTTCTTTTTCTTTCTGAAATAGGAATCTATTTCTTGGATAAAGATAACACTTTTATCTGATAATTTAAAATCTTTTGTTATCCATTCATTCTCTATAAGTCTGTGTTTTTCTAACTCAAGAGATACAAAATCAGCTGGTTTTGTTTTATTCTTAATACAGTACAATACATAAAATGTATTAGGAGTTAAACCAGCTTTTATGAGCTTATTAAATATATCTACCATTCTATTTCGTGATTATAATTTTCTTTTACAATTTGTGTAGTCTTTACAAACACATCTCCGCAATTCCATTCAGCACTTTTGCTATAAGCAGCACTAGCAGGATGAGAAGCATACAGTTTATAATTATTGTCATTTACCACATCTGACCATTTCTTAGCTTCTGCACCTAAATAGATATACACAAGTCCATTGTTATGCCAAGTAAGCCAATCAAATAAATAAGCAATAAAAGGTTTCCAAATTAAGTAATGTTGACCAATTTTACCAATATTAGTTGTTAAAGCTGTGTTAAGCATTAACATACCTTGGTTACTCCATCTTTTTAAATCTAGATTTCTATCAACAATCTTTTTATTATCATAAACTGTTCTGTCAATAGCATCTAGCATATACTTAAGGCTAGGTTGCTCATATTCTTTTCTGCTGCAGCTAAATGCTATGCCATCAGCAACTTCAAATCCTGGATAAGGATCCTGACCAACCATAACAACTTTAAGATCTTCATAAGGACATTCCTCAAAAGCTCTAAAGATATACTTAAGTGTTGGTGTAAATTTTTTACCATCCCGTGATTGTTTAACAAGTTCTTTTATGATAGCATCAAATTCAGAACTTTTGATAAAACCTTTTAAAATTCTATCCCACCCGGAACTTTTTAGTTTTTCTAATATTTTTTCTTTAATTTCGTCTAAATCTAAAGTTTTATTCATGGCTATTAAAGTTAAAGAGTTAAAAGATGATGCTCTTGTAGACATCAAAGTAAATAAATCATATTACCTAATGGCAAAAGCTGCTCTTTTTTATCTGTTTCAACATATTAAAGATGATGATGAAAGAGAAAAGCATCTTAAGCAAGTAATGGAAGGTAAGTATGAAGACATGAATGACTGGGAAAGAGCTTTCTATACATTAACTATTCTTCTAGCAGATATTGAAAATAATGCTAAGAAGGCTAATCTGTATGAAGAAAAAGAAATTTTAGAACCGGAGGATGAAGGTTATGTACCTCCTACCCAAGAATAATTCCATTATCTCTTGCTATATCTTCACAAGTTTGTATAGTCAAACTCATTTCATCTTTAGAACATTCAGCAAAAGATTTGTTAATTACATTATCTTCTCCATCTAAAAATGTTAGACCTGACTTCATTTTTATCATAGACTTCATATCATCAAAAGAATAACCTAGTTCTTTTGCTATGTGTCTTATGCATGCATGAACTTTAGATATTTGAGCTGTTGAAGCTTTATCTGTCTGAATATTAAAAAATATTTCAACAGTGTCTCCTTCAGATACTTTATCTAAGAACAAATTATACTTGACTTTATCTTTTTTATCAACATAGTCAAGCTTGCCGTTTTTCTTAATTAATTTTACTGTTAGCATATAATATATTATATTTATAATAAAAGAAGTTTCATGTTTATAGGAGTTGAATTTAGAGATGCTGATGGTTCCAGATACTTTGAAAGACTGAATGTTGCACACATAACTAGACTTACATTTGTAAGTGTTAAAAATCCTGATGCCGGAACTAATATTCACATAAGAACAGGTGAAATATTAAAAACAGCAACTCCTTTAGATGTATTATCAGAAATTGTTGATGAAACATGGAAAGAAGCTGCCTCTATTGTTATGCTATCAATCATTAATGAAAAGCTGAGTAAAGATCTTTTAGATGAATATTCTAATAACTTAGATAACAAAGAAGCTTAATGTGAAACGATTTCTTCTTTTTTTAACTTCATAATGTTTTTAAATATCTCATCCTGATTCTTTATCAGATACTTCTTTTTGTTTTTCTTAGCCTTATCATCTAAATTATTATAGAAATATTCAAAGGTAGTAAGTCCTATAAAGAAGTTATCTTCATCATCAGATGCTAAAAGACTAATCATTCTTTCCATCTCTTCTTCTGTTATTAAACCAATCTCTTTGTAAATAAATATTTCTGATACCAAAGCTACATTACAAACTTCTGGTCTTTTATCTCCTTTTAAATATTGCCAGAGCATAAAATGGTAAGATCCTCCTTTTGTTATATACGCTCTTATCTGGTCATCTATTATATCAAACTGACTTTTTGTTAAGTCTTTAACCAGCCTTTTACATCTTTTAAAAGTACCTAATGTTAAGGTACCATCTTTATACTTTTTTAGTAAATCAATCATATTTAATTCTTTTTGTAAGCAAATTAATTAATGCTTGAACTTCTTCAAATTTTGTAAATATTATCTTAGGGTTGGCCTCTAAAAATTCTACTGACCATTCTCCATTCTCTACTTCATCATTAGCAGAGGTGATAAAATCTACCCCATCCACAATTTTGTAGACATAATAATAGTATGGATTAGGTTCTTCAGATTCATCTCTTCTTTCAAATCCTAATAGTTGTACTTCTTTTTCAGTCATCTTTGTTTTGGTTTAATTTAATACTTATTAAATCAAGAGCTTCTGAAGTTAAACTTCCTTTAGAAAGATGAATCATAAATTCATATGCCCACACCTCTCTTGGAGGTTTAACACATCTTCTAAATTCTTTTCTCCAAACCTTAGCTTCTTTAGGTAAATTGTCATAAGCTTCTTTAGCTTCATTACTGTCTTTGCCATACATTTTTACTGCTGAGAGGTACATACTATAAAGATTTCCTAATCTTTTATTTTCTTTTTCTTGAGGTGATAGTCTCCACAAATATTCTCGCCCATTTTGAGCATAAAGCATTTCATCTGTAATCATTGACATATCAAATCCCTTTATTAATCCGAATCCTTGCATGTTTTTAAAGTTTATGTTCCATTAAATGTATCATCTTTGTTTTGTTTTAAATATTCATTTTGTCAAAGAAATCATCCAATTTACTCTCCATTCTTTGATCTCCAAAAAGCATTGCAACCAAACCTAAACATAGAATGCTCAGTATTACCATTATCAACACTGTGACCATACCACCAGCAAGCTTCAGTAAAAATTCTCCTACTGATTCAGATTCTAATAACTTCATTGCTGCCCATCCTATTCCATAAACCACTGCAAGGTTGCAGATCATCCAGGTTAAATAACCCATTCCTAATAATATCTTCTTTAACTTTTCCATAACTATAAGTTTTTTAGTCGTTTATGAAATAATATTTTAATGCATAGTCTTTTTTGTAAAATACAGTCAGTGTTAAATACAGAACTTCATTTTCAAAATGTATCATACAGCTTTCATAATTTTCATCTCTAACTTTGTATACCATTTTACCATCTTTAGAACTTCTTTTTTTTATTATGTAAACTGACTCAGCTTTATTAGAAACTGCAATAACATTGTTGTAAAAAAGAAATTCTAAATCAACAAACACAGGATCTTCCCAATCATAATCCTTAATAGTAGGATCCCAATTACCAACTTCAACAAAAGTTGTAGTTTCAATTATGGGTTGAGAAAATCCTGCTGTTAATGCTAATAAAAAAGCTGCTATTAACATTAACTTTTTCATGTCATTGATGTTTTACTTGTTATTACTAAACCTTCTTGTACCACTTTATCAAGAATTTGAGTATGCTGTTCAATAGATTTAGCATCTACTTCTGTTTTAGAAATAGCATTTAATATACCTTTTTCTACTTCATTTTCTGGAATAAGCACTAGCTTATATGTTCCATTCATTAATATTTCTACTTTCATAATTAAAATATATATCTTATTGTATTCCACGGAATTATCTCATCATGGAGCTGCGTCCATTGTTTTATATAGTGAGCTTTTAAATCACGTTTATACCGGATGTTTTCTCCTCCATACTGAGACACCTTATTTTCTTGAATTTCAGGTCTCCATAATAAATCTTCTCCTTCAGGATTATTTTTTAAGTTAAAAATATGTCTTCCTAAATTATGAGTAAGAAATATTACTTCTGCTTTAACTTTTTCATTAACAGGCAGAAGCTCAAATAAACCTTTATATTCATCTAACCATCCATTGGTAACAACCACAGGACTGAAATTTACATGGACATCCCAACCAGCATCTTGAAATTTTGATATAGCATTAATTCTCTCAACTATGCTAGAAGTATTAGGTTCTAATACATCAGCATATTTTTGAGGCATAAGACTAAATCTAATTCTCATCTTACCTTCAGGATCATAATCAAGCAACTTTTCATTTACATATTTTGTTGCAAAAGAACCCATTGCTCTTGGATGTTGTTTAAAAAAGTCAAAAACTTTATCCCATTCTAAATGTTTATAGTGTAAAGCTACATCAGTATTACAACCTATATCATAAGTAACATACTCTTTATGAGTTTGATTAGGCTTTTCTACATCTGCAAACCAAGCATGGTGATCAACTTCTGTAAGAATCTCTTCTACATTAGTAGCAGCTGTTAACCCACTGTGTACGTGACGTTTACAGTAACAGTAACTACAGTTAAATCCGCAACCAAATATAAAAGATGGTGTTAAATAATCTGTAGATCTACCTGATGTTTTAATTTTTAAACTTTTTCTGTTTACTTTACTTAACATCCTTCTTCAGCAAATATAGTTTTAAACCCTACAGGTTTAATATTATGCCTAATTGCTCTTCTTTTTTTCAGAAGCTCCTCCTTGTAAGTTTTTAGAGTTTTGATTCTTCCAACTTTCATAGTGTTCTTTATTATAAATTTTTAATTTGTGCATTTCTGCAAAATCTTTCATATCTAAACTATCCGGAATACATCCTTGATTAGCTTCTTTTAATGATATGTACAAATCTTTCATTCTTCCCATAGTTATTTCTTTATAGATTTTAACTTTTCTTGAATAATGTTTCTTGCCGCACTATTTATGTACTGGCTTCTAGCATTAGCATATATTCTTAAATCATCTCTATCTTGCTTTGTTAAAGTAATTACCACAGAATATACTCTTTCAGGAAGAGATGTTCTATCATGATAAGGAAAGATATAAGGAAACTTTTCAGCAAGTTCTTTTGTGTTTTCTGCAAATGTAGCATCATCTGAATCCAAAAGATGATAGGGTTGATCCTTAGCATAATTTATACTGGTCCTATCTACATTGAAAATGTCTCCTAATTCAAATTCAGTATACCCAAACTTGTAATATAAAACAGAAATTATATAATTTCTCTTATCTATATAATCTCTTTTACGAGTTTTCTTAATACCTATTTTACCTTTGAAGTAATCTAATACTTCAACAGCAGTATACTTTTTCATAAATTATTTTTTTAAATTTCTTGTAAATCTATTTCTTGTTCTTCTGCTTTAACTGCTGAAGATGTATCTAGTTCTTTAAATCTACTAGAATCAAAATAGTGATAAGGAAAACAAGACTCATCTAAATCTATTTCCTTTAACTGATAACCTAATTTATTTTTCTGAATGTTTAATGGAGTAGCAAAGATAACAGTGTACTGTTCTCCTTCTTTAATCCATTTATTAAAAGGAATCTGCTTAGGTTTATTCTTATCATTTATGCAAACTACTTTCATATTCTCTTATTTCAGTTTTTATACCAAGATCATCAAGCAAACCATGTAACTCTATCATCTTAGTGATATCTCCTCTTTTTATTTGACATTCATCTCTGTTATGTGCTATTATTACACATTGTTCTGCTTGGTCTCGTGCATGCTCACATACATTTACAAGACAAGCCATTACAAAAAGAAAGTCATTGTCATTATCATTTTTTAAAATCAGTTGGTGTGTAAAATCATCTTCCATTGTTATTACTTTGTAATTACGTATTCATTAGTAATATCTTCTAATTTCTTTATTAAAGAATAAAAAGTATTACCTTCCGGATCTTCCCATGTTGTAAATTGATTTAGATATTTCTTGTCTAAGAATCCACTTATTAAACTTCTCAAAGCTTTTATATAATGAGCGTCACTAGTCTGCAATTTTTCTAAATCATTATTAGCAGAAGTAATCTTTGCTAAAAATAAATTCACATTTGTGATATAATCATTTTTAACATAAACTAATTCTGAAAAGTCATCAAAAACATTTATTAGATGAGTCAATACAGTAGAATCTGATTTTAATAAAATCTTTGAAGGTTCATCAATTACTATTTCTAGCTTGCTTTGAAACTTAGGCAAGTCTTTTTTAAGATTAAACTTTAAATCATCTCCATAAATAACTTTATCCATATCAGTTAAAGCACTAGATATCTTAACTAATGCTCTAACTAAATGGATTGTTTTAGCTGTGTTGCTCATACATATTGTTTATAAAATATTTTGTCTTTGTCATATGACTCAAGTGCAGACTCTACCCACTTTTCATCTATAGTATTACTATAACAAAGTATGTGTACTATAGCTGTTTCATCTGGGTTAAGTCTTAATAATCTACCAATTCTTTGAGCAGACTTTCTCTCATTACCATATGCGTGCATAATAATACCTTGTTTTAAGTTAGGAATATTCACACCCTCACTTAATTGAAGTACACAAGATAGCTTATCTATGTCACCATATTTAAACATAACAAGATTTTTTTCTGAATCAGGATTATTACTATGATAAGAATGCTTACACATTCTATCTGCTTGATCTTGAGTATTAGCAAATATAATACACTTACTTGAAATAGACTCCATTAGCTTTTTAGCATAAGCTTCTTTGCTTGGAAAGTCCATCATAGCTTTCATCCTCATAATTCTAGCCATCTGTAGCTGCTTAGGTGTTTTACCACCATCAATTCTACTACACCAATAACTATAGTTTTTTGTTTCAGAAGTTTTAAATGACCTTGCTTTGGTAGCAACATCAATGTTATTTTCTGTGCTTAAAGGTACCATATGAACTACTATTCTATAGTCATTTAGAATATTATCACTAACAGCATCATCTACACCATAAGTATATACTATAGGACAGAACTTATTTACCATCTGACCTTTTTCAGAATAATCTCTTTTTGGTGGAGTACCTGTTAAACCCAATATCATTCCTTTATACTTGCTCAAAAACTCTTTATGAGAATCTAATAAGTTATGACACTCATCAAGATATATAATATCATAAGCATTAGGGTCTTTTTTATTTAAGCTTAAGTAAGTTGTATATTCAGCATTTCCTAAAACATGTTCTTTTTTATGCTTTTTAGCCTCTTCTTTCCAACTATCTAATATGCTCAACTTAGGTGCTACAATTAAAACATTTTTTAACCCAGCGTGTTCTCTTTCTGCATGAGATAAACCAACTAAAGTCTTACCCACACCTGTACCTAATGCTAATCCTGATCTACTTAAGTTTAAAGTTGCGTTTAAGGCTTGTTTTTGTATTTCTTCTCTCTGCATTTCTTAATCTTTTATATCTATATATCCAATAATACATCCTACAGGTGGTATAACAACACCAACTGTTCTGAATACTTCTGCTCTGTATGGAGCATCAAAGTCTGTATTAGCTAGTCTGACTAAATTTAAAATCCACCCAGCAAAAGCAATGATATATACTATTAATATTCCTTTATTACTCATATCTATTTCTTTAAACATTTTTTACATACCCATACACCGTAATCTTCAAGTTCAGATATAGGATATTGTTTCTTACAGTTAAAACAAGTTTTAATTGTGTTAAGATTCACTTTCTTTTTCATAATAATTTATTTTAACCATCCCATTTCTCTAGCTTCCTTTGGATTACCATGTATCCAATCATGACAGTTTCTGCATAGAGGTAACCATGTACTCTGTACAAGATAAAAAGCATCTCTTTTTTCTCCAGCATAAGTATGATGGACATCAGTTGAATGTCCACCACACTTTGCCAAATTTAACCTGCATATCGGGTTTTCTTCTAAAAACCTTTTTCTCAGTTTAGAATACTCTTCATCTTTCTTTTTTCTTTTGGTAGAAACACGAGGGATAGACACTGCTGTTGGTTTCTGTGAAGTATTTTTATGGCAACTCCAGCAATATCTACAGTATCTATTTCCCTCATGATTCTTCCATATGGTTCTTTCTTGACCACATCCATCACATGTTTTAAATTTCATGTTTCAGTCTTGGCAACTTGTGAGGATTAATCTTGATCTCCATAAAGTTTTTAGGGAGAACACCTTCTTCAATAAAGACTTTTATAATGTCATCTTTATGAATATTTAAATCCTTGAAGTTCAGTTTGTTAATAAAGTTAGTATCTGTCTCTACATTGTTAAGCAAAAACTCTGTATATGGACTATTTGGAAAGAATTTCTCAAATAGAATATTGCTATACAAGATAGTAATTTTTTGCTTATAAACATTGATAACAGACTGAGCTTTTCTATTAACTCTCTTAATTCTTTTAAGCTTTTGTTCAGACATAGAATCTATCTCTTCTTTGCTTAAAGATTTAAGACCGTACAAGGCTCTCTTGTACAAATAATTTTGATACTGAGTATACTTATCTTGTTCATACTTAGTATAAGGCTTTCTACTAGTTTCTTGATACTTAGATAAAGATCCTGAAAACTGGTATTTAGAATTCTCTGTTTGTGTTTTCATAATACATAATTTATAATCATAATTAATAAAAAGGGAGAGGTATTACCCTCCCCCTTTCTACCTTTGTTTAAACTGACTTATTAACCAACGTTATCAAAGTCTGTATTTGCAGTCATTGCTGAACTAGAGCTAGTCTCATAAGCAGCACGTAGTTCTGCAACATTATCATGCTGTATTAATTCATCCTGAACATTAGATGCAGGAGTATATACAGTCTTACGGTAAATAGGAGAATCTCCTACTTTACAAATAATACCTGTTTCTCCGGCAATCTTAAGATCACGCTCTGGATTTTTTGCATTGAATGGTTCAAGTGACTCTTTAATCACAATAGCACCTGGAAGTTCTTGTCCTGCATAGAAATTAGTTGCAGACAACTCATCCATAGTACCATGAATAAGTGTTGATACATTCTTTCTACGTAAGAAACCATTGTCATCTACCATAGTACGTGTCTGTTCTACACGAACATAACCATATTCTGGATTAGACTTTGATTGATTAATTACCAATCCTGTTTCATCTAGTGCTACTACTTTTACTTTAGAGTTCATAACTTTAAGTTTAAATTGTTAAAAAAATTAATTGATTTGTTTTTGAGTAGATTGTTTACTATACCATTAAGTTACTCATTCTCAATAGGTAAGGTGATAATATTGCTAATCGCGATATGCAATATTATATATCCAAGTTGTCTGACAGATCAACTATATCATCAAAGGGGTACATGTTATCACTCTCGTGGCTATCTTCATCTTCATCAGTAAATGTGAAGTCATAAGTTTTATTCTTTCCACTTTTGTTAACAACAGAACCTTTAAAAGGGTTTAAGACAGATTCTCCTACATTAAGGGAGACCAAGTATTGTATATCAGCATCTGTAAGATTAAGATATTCCTCTATAGTTAAATATATGGTTTTACCATTCGGTAACTGATAATACATTTTATGTAGATTATTAGTAAATATAGTTATAAACTTAACATCTACAAATTAATAAAGCTTGCTTAGTTAAAGTAATTTGCATTACATAGCTAAATAGATTAAAAGGAGAGCTTTTATACTCTCCTTTAATCCTGATTTAAAACACAACACAGAGATCGGCCTCTGTTTCTTTTAAAAAGGTGCATGCTCATTAAAATCCTCAAGATCAATACTAAGTTCTTTTCTGATATCAGACATATTTTCATTTGGAATATCAGGCAGTATTACATCTAAAGGACAATATTTATGTATACCTCTCCATTTCTTTACTTTAACTGGAATTTTATCATTGACAACAAGGTCAGAGTTAAGATACTTATCTCTAGCAACAGAATCATACATTCTTTCTTTAAGTACTTTAACTGTTATATCTCCTTGAGTGTCAACTTCTGGAATTGTAGGATATTCTTTACCTAGATATATCTCTACAAATTTACTTAACGCTTCTTCATGAGATAATATATCCATCAAAAAGCATTTAATATCAAAAGCATTTCTGTGGTCTAATATATCATCAAGACACTTTTGTGCTAATTCGGGTGTTATTTCTAATCTCTCACGCATGCTAATAAACATAAAATTAATACAAGAAATGATACTGATACTAACAAAGCTCCGTTCTGAAATCTAATACTATTTATCTTGTCTTGAATAGTATAATATTCTTCTTCAAGATCATCTAGTATCATCTGTTTGTATGCATGTTCAGGTTCATTTAGACTAATCTGCTCATGCATATCTTCAATTTCTGACTGTCTTTGTCTTAATTGTTTTATAGAATGCATAATTAATCTTTTAAGAAATCATTGTACTCAAATTCTCCTGTGCGGATCCACTCTTTAATCTCTCCTTTATATGCATATTCTATTACTGTGGTATCAGTATCAAATAAAGTATAAGTGGGTCTATCTGTATAACCATATTGCTCATACTTTTCTGTAGGTATAATTATTCCTTCTTCTATAAGTTGATTAAACTTAATTTCTTCTGCTTGCTGAGCCAAAAACAGGCTCAATATTAATAATGTGATTTTCATAGTTTATAGTTTTTAAATACAAAAAAGAGGTACCAACTTAATGATACCTCTTCATGCTTATGGAACAAACAATCCTACTTCACAATAAAAGTAAGATTCCAATTAGGCAAAGTGCTGTCTATAAATGCCGACAACAGTTCATCTCTACCTTTTTCAGGAGAGAGTTTATAATGAGCTTTTTCAATTCTTAGCTCATTCTTCTCTTCCTGAGTCTTTTCAAATACAGAATAGTCAATATCAACTTTATTTGAATTAACTTCAGCCTGTACTTCAGCTCTTTTAGGACTTACATGGTTACTAACCATTCTCTGACCATCTGTGATAACTACTTTAGTAGCAAAATGTGTTTTCATCTTTTCAATTTTAAATCATTTGTAACTTTAATCTACGAATCATATCTTCTAATTCTTCTATTGATAAGTCTTCATAGTGTTCCCACTCTTCTTTGTCTAAACCTTCATTATAAAGGTGTACACAAAGATCGTGAATTTGCTGAATCAAGTGTGTAATAATCATATTAATTGTATTTATTGGTTTTAATTACAAAGCTCCAAAATATCAGTGCACCAAATGCACAAATTGAAGCAATCAGAATATTAAAGAACATCACTAATAATGTTAATCCGGTAAACGTCAAAGCAAACCTTAACATTATAAGATATTCTTCTCTATAACTTCTCTTAAATTTCCTTTTCATTTGTTTATATTTAAAAAATACTACCTGTCTACTTCAACAGGTAGTATTTATTAGCACCATCTGTAAAACCTACGTATAAGGTGTCTCCCTGGGAATTACTTACAAATGGTCACGAGATAATTATAACAGAACTAAGGAAGCTTACCCACTTAAAAATAAGTGTATCTTCTGTTATTCTTGGCATAAGGCTTGTCCACAGTCTATAGGCTACCTCTCAAGGAGTCTCAACTTACCGTTATATTCCTTATCTCTTGCTACCAACTCCTCTGTTATCTGAAACAGATAGTATTATATAGCTAATATAAGAAGTTTCCGCCAAATATATTCTATCACCTCAATCTGACTTAAGTATATTTTAGTAAGTATAAATGGCCGGAAACTTAAATATTATACATAAGCATTCTTAAATGCTCTAAAGTATATATCAAAATTTGGATTAGAGCTGACTGTATCATTAGGATGCAGAATACTCATATAAAGATCACTAAAAGCACCGTGGTAAACAGCATCTATATATGCCTCTTCACCATTAGCTTTAATAAAGTTATCCATTTCATTCAATGAATAAGCTAAATCAAATAATTCATAAGTTGATTCCATATGTATGTTTTTAAATTGGTTACTGATTAAAAAAGTGAGGACTTACATCACAGGGAATGCCTCGTACGCTTTATAGTGGCTCTACACTACCTGGATAATTCAACAGGATTTAGCTATTGACCCATTCACAGGATCCACAATGATGATG